CCGCAAAAGCTGCCGCCGACGTTGCCCGCCCCGCGCCGGTCGTCGTTGAAGAGCACCACGAACTTCCCGAACTGGTTCACGTTGAACCGCTTCCCACGAAACCGGCCCCGAAGAAGCCCCGCACCACGAAGAAGCCCGCCGCCGACGTTGCCGAACTCAAAAAGGCAGAACGCAAGGCAATGCACGAATTTATGGCCGTTCCCGAAACCGACCGCGCCGGACAAGCTGCCACGCTGGAAGCATGGCGCAAGGCGACCGCCACCCGGAAAGCTGCCGAAAAAGCAGCAGCCGAAGCCCCCGCCGTCACCGTGAGCATGGAAGAATTAGAGCCGGTTTTTGAAAAGTGGTATTCCAACTTTTACCGCACCCACGACGACAACGACAGCAAGGAATACCGGGAAGCCGTCAAGACGTTTGACCAGAAGAGCAAGAACGACCCCGAATTTTCGGCCATTGTCCAGCAATTCACGAATTCCCGTTGCGACTTTATCAGCAGCGACCGCGAAGCCGCCGCGTTTGTGATGGCTCTCGACGAACTCAACCACAAGCACAACGCCCCCGAAATGGTTCCCAGCGTCCAACAGCTCGACTTTGCAAGCATCGCCGCCGGTGTGCTGGCATGATTCCAGCGCGGACACTCTAGCCGGGTTGCACCGCACAAAGCAGCCCAGCCCCACACCCCGCCGGGGTGAATCACGAAAACGAAAAGGAGATTCTACCATGACCGACAACGAAGAGAAGAACGAACTTGTTGTTGTGGATGTTCCCAACGTCCAGATCTACGCTTTCACCGTGTCCGGCTGGCCCACGCCCCGCACCGCCGAAGAGGTGTTGAACGCCGCCCGGAAGAGCACCGCCGAAAGCATCCAGCGGATCACCCAGATCATCGAGTCCGGCGACTACGAAAGCGACCGGGGATATTGGGAAAGCCGCCTTGCGCAAGAAAAGGCCCGCTCTTATGCCGTCATGACCTACGGCGAATGGCTGGACTTTGAGCGGGAAAAGCTGCTCACCCCGGAAATGGTCGAGATCACGAAACAGGACTATGAGAACGCGCTGAACGTGTTGCCGCCGCGCAACTGGCACACCCGGAACAACATAGAAGAGTTTTGCAGCCGGGAAATGTACAGCGGCACTTACACCACGCAATATGCGTTCCAGCTTGTAACGGGCCGCTACTTTGCGAAAATGGTTGATTGCGCCGACTCTTCCACATGGTTGAGCACGATTTTAGCCCAGCAGTGAAACGGATACCTTGACGGGCCGCACCGAACGAAAAGCAACCCGATCCCACACCCCGCCGGGGTGAATCCAACACGAAAAGGAGAACGAACCATGACGACCCCGAACGATAGCCGGGACTTTTATCCCACCCCGGACAATCTCGCGTGGGAAATGGCTTACAGTCTGCAAAGCACAAAATACGGCTGGAAGCACCTACCGCAGCCCATCCTTGAACCCTCTGCCGGTGACGGCGCACTGGCCCGCCAGATTCACGCCATTGCAGATATTCGGCACGATCCCAAAACGGGAGAGCTTGACCGTTACAGCACGAGCAAGGCGAAAGAGTTTGATCTTGACTGTGTGGAACTGTCCAGCGACTTCCGCGCCAAACTGAAGAAAGACGGTTTCCGCGTGGTGCATGACGATTTTCTCACGTTCCGCCCCGCGAAGAAATACGCGGCGATCATCATGAACCCGCCTTTTTCCGCCGGTGCTGCTCACTTGCTCAAGGCTTTAGAGATCATGAAAGACGGCGGCAAAATCCGCTGTCTGCTCAACGCCGAAACGATCCGCAATCCCTACACGAACGAGCGGAAAGAGCTGGCGCAGAAGCTAAACGAACTCAACGCCCAGATCAAATACATCCCGGACGCTTTCAAGAACGCCCGCCGCGCCGCCCGCGTTGAAGTGGCGTTGATCTCCGTTGACATTCCCGACAAGGAGCCAGTAAGCAAAATCCGGTTGGAGCTCAACAACGAAATGACCGACCACATGAAAGCCGATCCGCAGCTTGCCGCGCTGGTGTCTGCTGATCCCATCGCCGCCGCGGTGGAACGGTACAACGCCGCCGCCGAGGGCATCCGCCGTATTTACGAAGAGTACAACGGAATCAAGAGCCTGTTTTCTGCTGCTACCGCAGACGACAAGGAAACCGAAGTGCTGAACTTCAACAAGAGCTATAACGAAGCGATCCGCAGCTTGCGCGGCTTGTACTGGCAAAAGCTCTTTGACCTGCCCCAAATCCGGGACAACTTAACCAGAGCGATGCAGGACGAATATCGCAACCGCGTTTCCGAACTGGTTGATTACGATTTCAGCCCTTACAACATCTTCACGATCCGGGAAGAAATGTCCGCCAACATCGTGCAGGGCATCGAAAGCGAGATCGTGGAACTGTTCGACGACTGGACGAATCTGCACTACAATTCCGAATACTCGAAGAACGTCCACTACTACAACGGCTGGTGTACGAACGAAGCGTACAAAGTCGGCAAGAAAGTGATTTTCCGGTGTCAAGCGTTCAGCGATTGGTCTGGGCGGTTTGAACCCAGTTGGAACGCGGAAAGCTGCCTGTCACGAATTGAACGCACCTTGCACTATCTGGACACGAACGGCAAGAAGTACAACGGTGATGATCTCCGGGCCACGCTGAAAGCTGCCGGGGAAGCCGGACAGAGCCAGAAAGTGCAATTCCACTACTTCACCGCCACGTTTTACAAAAAAGGCACTTGCCACATTGAGTTTTCAAATGACGACATTTTGAAGTCATTTAACCTGTTCGCCAGCCAGAAGAAAGGATGGTTGCCGCCGTCCTACGGCAAGAAAGCCTATCACGACATGAGCAAGGCAGAGCAGAAGATCGTGGACAGCTACGAGGGCGAAGCGAGTTACACAGACACCCTTGCACGGCATCTGATCCCCACGAAAGCCACGCTTTTACAGCTCAACGCATAAAACGGATACTCTAGCCGGGTTGCACCGTAAAGCAGCCCAGCCCCAGCCGCAAGGCTACCACGAAACGAAAAGGAGATACAAGCCATGCGTGAATACGATCCGAACCACCGGTATCAAGTTATCACCTGCGCTTCCGCCGATTTCACCGATGAAGATATGAGTTTTCGCACCATTGCCGAAGCCCGTACACGAATTGCCTATCTGGTCAAGGAGTATGCGGCAGACGGGCGCGATCTGGACGGAGCCGCGATTTTCGACCGCAAAGCGAACTGCTGCACCCACCTTTTCGGGTGTGCGATGCTGTCCGCGTTCTCTGTCGATGTCGCCGCACGTTCCACGCCCCGCAGATACCCCGATATGCCCGCGGCCAGCACGATTTACTACTTCATTTACTGCAAAGGCCCCGGAGATCAGCATTTCACCCTCTGCGACCCGTGGGGCGGTAGGCGCGGCATGAACAAGGTTTTTGCGCCCCGGTTCACGAAAGATCAGGCGGACAAGGTTGTTGCACGAATGACCGAACGTAACCCCGGCTTTACTTTTCAGCGGCGACCGGCCCGCTGAATCTCCGCTCCCGGTTCCCCGCCGGGGCTTTTTGTGTTATACTTTCATCAACGAATTTTCTATTTTTCGTGCCAGAGATTGAACTATGCTTTACAAAATGCGTAAAAAGGAGGTCTTTTTTGTGAACGAAGCCCAGTTTTTCGCGCCTTGGCGTGTTGTCGCCGAATTTGCCGACGATTCCCGCCTGACCTTTGACGGATTCACCGAAGAGCAAGCCCGCGCAGCTATGGAAGCCGCCCAGAACGAACATGGCGACATTGCGTGGTGGGATCATGTAACCGATGTAAATTACAGCGACGGCCAGTATTACAAGACGCTCCGCCAGCCGCCCACGGTTCATGTGGTAGATTTTTCCGGCTATGACGGCCCGCTGGATGAAAACGGTTTTCCGGTCGGTCTGCCGAACGAGATCAGCGAATACATGAAACAGCATGGTGAGCCGCCCACCGTTCCGAAGATCATCTTCAAGAAGAACGAACCGAAAGGGGACAACGAAACATGACCAGCGAAACCAACGAATTTGTCCGCCAGCTCTTGAACCAGATGCAGGAAGAAATGACTAAAGAATACTTCAAGCAGGAAAGCACGACTTCCACCGAACGGTTAAAGGTGCTGGAAGCGGATGCAAAAATGCGGCTCTGCACCGTTCATCACCTTGCGCCGGAGAACGTCGATGTTTCCGGCCACGAAACCAGCCCCGGCACTTACACTTTCACCGTCACCGAACGAATCCCGGTCAGTACGTTCACGATTCCCACGAATTGAACACGAATTTCTTCCATCCCCTGCGGACATCCCGCCGGGGATTTTCTTTTCTCGTTTTGTTGCTTTTATTCGCGTTTTGCGCTATCATTGAAGTGGAGATTTTGCGCCAGCCGGGAACGCCCCGGCTACACGCAAAAAAGAACATAACGAGGTGAAAATATGTGTCGTAATGTTACCCCCCCCGACGAAAATAGGGTTCCAGAATGGGTGAACCACATTCCCACCGTTTCGGACGGTCCGCTGCTCAAAAGCTACCTTGCCGCCCTCAAAGCCGACATGACACCGACCTGCATTGACGGTCAGACCGGTTATTTCAGCAGCAGACACGGCAACTACGTTGTCACGCTGGACGTGCCGAACGGCTGTGTTTGCGGTAGCCACACCCGGCCTTGCAAGCACCAGTACCGCCTTGCAATGGAGCTTAATCTTATGCCCGGTGATTTCATCCACGATCCCAGCAAAATCAAGTACAAGCTGGACGGCGTAGATTTTGAAACTGCTGTTGACCGCATCGAGCAGCTTCCCGCCACGGCACAAAAAGAGCTGTTCGGCATCCTGTCCAGCCTGTTCAATGGCAAGGTGTACAGTGGCACTCTTTCAGAGGATTCCGCCCGCGCTCTTGTTGGCGGCAACGTGCTTTTGTGGATTGACGATCCCGCCGGGTATCGGCTCTGCACCGATCTGGACAAAAGCTCTTTCATGCTAGACAAGTACCTGCGTCGGAAATTCGACTTTGACATTTACTTTGACCCCTATAACCGTGGCACATTCTCTGTTCCGCACGGCTGCACCGCCGTCTATGACGAGGACGATCCCGGCCACCCCTACACCGTGACCGCGCCGGATCGCACCGAACAGGACAAGAAGATCAACGCCATGCTTCAAAAGCATCACTGTGACCCGCTGGACGGCTTCACAGTGCGTTTTGGTGAGTGATAATATAAACTAACGCCCTCGACGGAGTTACCCGCCGAGGGCGTTCTATTTTGGCGTATTCGCAAGTTTGTTTTTCTGAGCGGTTCGGAGGATTTGCGGAAGCGGTTCATCGCACACGCGCATAGAGCTTTACCAACTTGCCTTTATAGACAGCTTTCCGGGCTGTTCCCTTGCCCGCTGTCCGGGCGACTGTTTCTGCCGATTCTGATAGATTTTCTATCACTTTCCCGGCATACCCAGCACACCGGCCCTTTTAATCGCGCGCGTCATACGCGCGGGAGAGGATTTCTTCGATCATGGGAATTTCATCGAACATCCCGCCCAGAACGACCAGAGCCGCGTCTTTCCACCTCTGCGCGGTGATCTTCTTTTTGCCGATGGAAATTGCAATGCTTTCCCACGTTTTTTGTAACGACCGGTCAGCGTAGACGTACCGCCCTTTCAGGATCGTTTTGTAATCATCGTTCAGGCGGTCTAATTTCTGCCGGATTTCCTGTAAATCCGATTTCAGCACGACTCGCCGGACAATCAGCTCATTTTCTCGGTTCTGGTACTCTTCGTTGTCGGCCAGCTTGACGGCAAGGGACGCGGTGCTGTCGCCGGGTGTGCTGCCATGTGGCATCCCGTCCATCGCAAGGCCCTTGATTGGGCTGTATCGGTCTTGCAGCTCGGCCAGCTCCATGTTGACACTATCAAGCTGCTTCTCGATCTTGCCATAGTAGAGCAAAATCTGTTCAGTGTCCTTTTTCTGCATCCGCGTTTATCCTCCTGCCTGTCAGCTCTCAGATTTCTTTCCCGAAGATCGGCTTCGTGCCGGGTTCTTCATCTATTGCCGCTTCTATACCCGTTGCCTGCTCATAGCACTGGGCCATTTTGTAGTAGGCCACATATTCGCCGTCTTTCGACCATTCAAGGAACTGCCGGAAGTTGCCCTGTATCTCTTTCAGGGCGGCGGCGATTTCTTCTGTGGTGTAGCCCAGACCGTCCATGACCTCTACAAAGAACCGGGCCACAAGATCACCCGCGCCGCGGCGTTCATAGAGCTGCACCCTCTCCCACTCTTTGCGCGGCCACTTCTCGACCGGCAGGGTGAAGTCCTCTTTCATCTTGGGGGCCGTGCGCTTGCGCAGATTTTCCCGTGCTTTCGGTGTGCCGTACACGTTGGTTTCCAGCGTGTACACCTCACTCCGCCGGATAAGCTCTGCCTGCCAGCGTTCCACCCCGTCCCGATCAAGGTCGAAAAGATTCTGCGCGGCAATGATGGCGCAGTACGTCACCACCTGCCCCACAGCGGCCCGGTTGAGCTTCATGTTCTTCATGGTGTCGCCCTTTGCGACCACGCAGCGGTTGACAGCCTTTTCGTACATCATCTTCCGCACTTCAACAGGCGGCATAGATTTTCCCATGTTCTTCATCCTTTCTGTTTTGCAAGACTCTTCCACGCTTTGACCTCTGCCGCCGTGTCTGCGGTGATATGCTCGATGAAATGCCAGCCCCGCGGCTCGGCCACAAGGTCAATGAACATCCGGCGACGGTGTATATAATCGCGCTGCTGCCGCCGGACAAACTTCGATTTCACTTCGACGGCTTCAACCGTGCCGTCTGCATAGGTCAGCACAAAATCCGGGGTATAATGCACCGCCGGGAGTTTCACCGCGTCATACTCTTTTTCTGGCAGGAGCAGGAACGTGCGGTGCAGCTCCACTTTCACGATCTTCCCGGTCTGCACTTTGGGCAGAATCGTCCCCATGTAATACTCGTACTCGCCCCGGCTGTCAAAGTCCATGCCGATTTTTTCAGCGGTGGCAACTGCGGCGGGGACAGACTGCGGCAAGGCGCACTTTCCCCGGCTTCTGGCCGCGATCTGTGCTTCTGCCTGCGCCCGGTATCTAGGCGGCAGGTCGTCCAGCGTCAAACGGTTCAAGGCTGATTCCTCCTATTCCTCCGCTGTTCCGGCTTGCGGTACAGGCGCACGATCAGGTGGCGGGTGGCGTTGCCGGTTATGATGCACTCGCACCGGTGCAGGGTATAGCCGGGGTACATCCTCTCCCAGTAGTCTCGATCTTCCAGCCGGTTCTCGCAAACGTCTTTCAGCCGGGTGCGGCTCATTTTCCCGTCATTTGGGCGCGGCATCTTCGGCGGTTTCAGCCCGCGGCTCTGCCGCCAGTGACGTTTGCAGCGCACGTTCTTGGTGATGTACTTTGCGAGGGATTCAATGCTGTTGTGGTCAAACTCCAATGGCTCGCACCGCGATCTGCCGCGTTTACCCCATGCCTTTTCAACCATTTCACGGGTCAGCCCCGCCGGGTGGGACATGATAACATGATGATGGTGACGGCCCAGCGGCTTGTCCCCGTCCATCGTGCAGTATTCCGAAACCACGATCCATTTCGGGTGTTCGATTCCGTTTTTGTCGCAGATACGGTACAATGCTTTGATGGCATTGGAAAAATCCCGGTCGGCACGTTGCAGATCGCCGGGCGCAGGGTGGTGTTCTTCGTTGTAGGTGTATGTAACGGAATAGTCACCGGGTCGGAAGTTCCGATTTGCCAGCAGTTCCAAATACCGACCGCTCTTGCGCAGATTATACGATTCCTTGGCAATGCTGGTGGCAAGCTCTTTCTTTTTCCGGGTGCTGGCCTTGTGCTGCTGCTCTGTCACCTCGAAGAAGTCCACCTGCATAGAGGGGGCCGTGGCATAATTCATACCGCAGATAAATTTCTGTTCCCGAACTCTAAAGCCGCCGGTCATATTCTCCACGTCCTCCTTTCCGCAAACGTCATGGAATTTTCTTAATCATGGGCCACAAACACGAGAGGGGGAACGATGCAGAGGGGAAACACCGGGCCGCGTTCCCTTTGCTCTCTATCCCGGTAGGCTGCTGTAACGCCGCCCTCGTTTTCCCTCTGCACTCCCTTTCCCCGCCGGAGGTAAGCGCATCTCTCCGCGCTCTTCTCTCTGTGTGTCCCTTAGTTTATCTACGGTATACAAGCCCCTTGCCGCCTCGTCAGGGCGGCAATTTAACGACGGGTTTCCTATATAATATAGATAGGGGCTTTGGCGGGCCGCTCAGACAAGCGACATGATCCACTCTGTCAGGTTTTGCAGCAGCACCGACAGCAGGTTTGACAGCACAATGCCAACACACAGCCACCAGAGGGCGATTGCGGCCAGTCTGCGGATTTCCGCCGGTTCAAGTTTTTTCATTTTGCTCTTTCCTTTCTTCCCATGCAGGGCAGGTATTTTCCGGGTCAGTGAAGTCCGCCCGGTACTCAGAATTTCCGTTGAAGCACACCCATGTATAGCCGTCATGCCATGCACAGGTGGAACATTCTTTTTTCATGTTCTGCGTCTTTCTTCTATAATCGAACCGCACACTGGGCAAAAACTCCCGGCGCAATCGTCCAAACGGTGATCGCAGTTAGAACAAAACGGCACTGTGTATTCTTCGAGTTTCAAAACCCGCTGTGTATAAACCGGCTTTCCATCGTACAAACACTCGTTTGTCGGAACAGGATCATATACGGCAAACTGCTTGGGCCGTTTTCTCCATGCGATGTGCGCCACCGGGCGCACCCCCTCCGGGGCGACCCTCGGTGCGCTCTCGACCACGCACATGATCTGTTCCACTTCATCTTCCATATCCGGGTTACTTTCGCCGCCCAAAATTTCAGGCACGTTCTCCCGGATTCTCCGAAGCAGCTCTTCCGTGTTGGTAAACTGTTCCATCTCAATTCCTCCCAGCTTTCAGCGCACATTCCGAGCAAACAAACTTCATATCCGGGTTGATCCGCAAAACCAGCTTCGCGTTGTTGGTCGGATACCAGCACTCCCGGCCACACTCCGGGCAGGTTTTCAGTTTCCAGTCTGCCGTCCGCGGGTGCGGGACGTTCTTTTTCAGCGGCATTATGCCGATTGCCTGTAAGACACTACCCATGATCTTCACCTTTGCCTTTCAGTTTCAGCTCGATTTTCGGCTGCGGCTGGTCGCTGCGGTTCAACGGCGCATAATAGCTGACGCACCCTGCAACACCGTCCGGGTTGTCGTGCCACGACAGCGCGTGTCGAATGACCAGCCATACAATTTCCGCTCTGTACGGAATTTTCATCACATCCGAAATTGGAGCAGGGAGAACGCAACGGTTATACAGCTTTTCCATTTCCTCCCGCATGGTATCCCGCCGATGCAGGGCAACGTCAAAAGCATTCGCCCGCTGCTCGTTCGTCTCATACACATTGTTTTCCAGATCGGAATAAAATTTTTCCATGCAGAGATCGTCGGCCATATCCCAGAACTGGCCCATGTGCAACCTCAGATACCACTCACAGGCGGTCTTTACCGCTTCCGCCACCGGTCGGCTCATGGTGATTGTCACTGTTTCCACTTCCGGCACGGTTTTTTTCTTCTCCATGACTATCCTCCCTTGCGCCGGGCCAGTTGTTCCGCTGGCCGTGTTCAAACTTCTTCGCCATTGCTGCCACCTGAATTGCTTCGACAGCCAGATTTACTGCGGCTTCCCGAATGGCTTTGAAATCGTCTTTCGGCACAGTCTGGTTTGCCTTGACCATGTTCCACATCCGGGTTTCGATGTAAAGTTTCAGCGGCACAATCGCCCGTTCCGCTTTTTCCAGCTCTTCCCGGACAACATTCTGTCCCTCGTGCGGGCTGGCAAACTGGGGGAAGCGTTTGTTTGCTGCTTCCAGCTCCTTGTTTACCAGACGACGAACATCTTTTCTTACTGCGTCCATTATTTTTTCTCCGTTTCCAAATTTTCAAGTTCTTCTTTTGGCACTTCAATTACCGGCCCTGCAAACGCAAACGGAATAAATGCCGGGTGCTGCATTTCTGCGTAAAATTTACCTTTTTGCACGGCTTCTTCCCAGTTTTTCGCCGCGATTCTATAACCAACTACCGGTGCTGGTCCCGGTGAATCTATGTGTTCTGTCCCGCTGAACATCACATCATATTCTTTCTCGACCGCCGGTTCTTTCTCGATCAACTCTACTACGGCCAGCATTGCTTCTTGATATGCGAGAAATTCCTTGCCTTCATATTCGCAGCCTTTTCCCGTCGTGTCGATCTGCTCCAATAAATGCTGCTTACTTATCATTTCGGCCATGTTTCTTCTCCTGCCATCACCCTTCTTGCACAAAACTGGTTATAGCAGTCCTTGCACGAATACCGCTTCCAGACAATTCCGTCCGTGTTTTCTTCTCCACAATAGACCATTGGCCTACCGCAATTCTGGCATATCGGCCACTTTGGAGCAGGGCGCGGAACCACATTTGCTGCCGGTTCCTTTTCCAGAACAGACACAACGCCGTCATAGATTTGCGATATTCTGATTTCCGGCGCGTGACCGGTTGAAAACGGATTGCTCGCCACTTCCGCGACTTCTCTTCTTTTCTCGCATTTTAGCCGTTCGATCAGCTTCGTTGCGTTGATGTATTTATCTTGCATTTTTCTTCCTCCGTTCAGAAACAGTCTATGTCGTCCAGCAAGTTACCGATCAACCAGTTTCCCGCCTTTACAGCAGCGTTCAGCCAGTAAATCACCCATTGCGTAACGCCAACGGTCGTTCTGTACAGAATCGACTTTTCGCTTTGCTCCTTTAGCTCCTTTTTTTCCTCGATTCTAGTCGTGCTCAAATACCTGTAACTCTCTTTGAGATTCCGGTTATCCTCCCGTAATTCAAAATTTTCAGCCGCTATTCTGTTCACGGCTTCTTCAAGAACTTTATTTCTCTCGGCCAAAAATTCAGCATCTTCGGCGGTATACGGCGGACACATAACTCTGACGTAAAATTCTGGTCTACCTCTCATTCTGTGTCCTCCTTGTCGTTTAATTTGAACCCCAGAAAATCAGCAACGCCATAATTTCCACCACCGCAGAAATGACATTCGTAGAGCGTCGGTTCCATTACCTCTTCCGGCTTTTTCTGGCTGACAGCCCGATACATTATGCCCATTACAAACTGCTGGTTTCCTTTCTCTCCGCCGGTGGAGCACTCCACATACTCTTTTCCGCACAGGCGGCACTTGTACATAGCGTCAAGCCTTTTCATCGTCTGCTTCGTCCTCCGCTTCATCCGTCAGGTTATCGAATGTCTGTTCATGCTCTTCCTGTTCGCCAGTATGCGTTTCTGCCAGCATAGCTACCAGCTCTTGCAGTGTTGCTTCCGCATACTCGTTCAGCGAGTATGACGTTACGGCTGCTCGTACTCTCATACCGTTTTTTACCACAAAGTACGTTCTTCCGTTGCCGAGCTTTCTTTGGTAGAATCGAATGAAGCCATTGTTCTTGATCTCATCTTCAACCGGCGCAAGCTGCGACCAGCAGATAAGGCCAGCCATCTTTTTATCTTCCGTCGCCAGCGGGATAAGCGTTTCTCCCATGTAGTAGATGCCGACGGCCATTTTCTTTACTTCTACTTCGTTCTTGACGTTATCGTCCAGATTGAATCCCTCAAGATCGCTTTTGTATGCGCAATCAAAATCGTTGTAGACCACCTTTTCGATCATGGTATCTTCGCTGATTCCCAGCAGCGCACCCATTTGGCTGCGGTTCAGCGGGAGCGGGAAGCCTGTCGCACAGTAGATAGCCGATGCTGTTCCAATATAAAAGTCGTCGCTCTTGATATTGTGAAAGACGTTGCACACAAGCTGTCGTTTCACCATCTTTGTAACTCCCGAAAGTTTCATATTCAAACCACCTTTCTGATAACTGCAAACGGCGCATATTCGGGGAACTGTTCATCTGCGGATTTCTCCGCTGCTTCACCGGCTGTGCGTTCCGTTTCTGCTTCAAATTCTCGACCGATGATGATGCACGGCGCAGTCACGCCAGCACCATTCCAACCGGCAACGCTGATGTAGTACCTGTTCACAAGTCCCGCACCTCCGTTACACTGTCCACTTGGATTTTCTGGTACTGCGGGTAGTACAGGGCCGCTTCTTCTTTTGCCTTGTCCGCTGCGTCAAGTGCTTTCGGTGCTTCTATGCGGTACGGCAGATAGGCCGGTGTTTCCTGCCTATGGCGGTTTGCGTTGCTTCTTGCTCTGCTGCACCGCAGCATGACTAAGTATTTCGGCATTGTCCTTTCCTCCTGTTAGTTTCGGGCATTTCCGGGCTTGAACCGGTAGAGGCCTGTCCCCATGCTCACAGAATGGAGCCGCCGCGCCGGGCGGCTCCGGTAGGAGAAAATCAGTTGATCCCGTTGATGATGGGAATACTGCCGTCACCGCCAACGTATGTAGGCAGTTCGCCATTCCAGAGGGAATCGACGTTTGTGATCCGGTAGTATTCCAGCAAATTGCTATTCAGGCTGTCATTGAGGGCGCGGTTTGCTTCCGCTTTCTTTTCGGCAACGTACAGCTCCGCGTCCGCCGCAACCTTGGATTTCTCCGCTTCGGCATTGGCCGCGATCAAATCAGCGTCCGCCGTTGCCTGCGCTTCGACGCGGCGTTTTTCCGCATCGGTTTCCGCCTTTTCCTTTTCCTGCTGGGCCTTTACTTTGGCTTCAACGGCATCCGTAAAGGTATCGGTGAAGTCGAAGTTTGTGACGCTGATATACTGCAAGTCAATGTTGTACTCTGCCAGTACTTCCCGCAGCTTCGTGTCCATCTGTGATGCAACGGCATCCCGGTTCGAGATAAGACTGCTTGCATCGTAGTGGGCGACCACGGCCTTGACCGTTTCCTGCACACGGGGAGTAATCAGAGTGTCCTCGTACTTCTTGCCGACCGACTTGTAAATCGTCATGGCATTCTGCTGGTTGATCCGGTAGCCAACGGCAACGCTCGTGGCGACTTCCTGAATGTCAGAACTGAACGCCGATAAATCCATGTTCATTTCCTGAACACGATTATCCATCTTGACAATAGACTGCCACGGTGACTTGAACACAACACCAGCGTCCTTTGTGCCATCTTCGACTTTGCCGAACGTGGTCACAATGCCTGTGTAGCCGGTGGGAACGTAGGACACACAGGACACACCGATCATGATAACGGCGACCACGCCGGGAATAAATGCTGCGGCCTTGCCCTCTTCGGACAGGAGCAGGACGGCCAGCGCAACCAGCGCGGCTACCACTCCGATGATGAAAAAGATCATATTTCCTCGCTTTCGCTCATGTGCTTATGTACGGGCGAAAGCTGCGGTGGGGTCTGATCGTGGGAGGTTCGGTTTCCACCATCTTCCTCTCATGTTACTCGTCCTTTCTTTTCTTGAAGTCTATAAAGCACTCCTTTTCATCTATCACAAATTCATCAGCATTCCACGATTCCTTGCAATCCAAGCAATATGCCGTCTGGCATTCAACCGGCCCAGAAGAGCTTTTGGTTCTTTTCTTCAGGAGTTTTCCTCTTTTTCCAAGCAACTGATCGTAAGAGAATGCCCAATGATCTGACACAACAATTTGTCCGCCGCAGACCGGGCAGGCTTTACATTTCGTTCCCTCGTTCATCCTGTTCCCCCGTGAAAATATCGGTATACTTCGTGTACACCTTTCCGTTATGAAAGTAGATGTTATAATCGCACTGGGTAATGTACCACCAGAGCTTCTTGTGATACTCCGTCAGCAAATCGTGGAGGTGGTAGGTTTCCTTGTAGTTTTCATCTACCCGCTGGCGGAAAGAAAGTTCGTCAATCTCTTTGCTGCCCGCCACATAACCGGCGATGAAAAGCACATCCTGTTCGGTCATATTGTCGTCAACGACAAATACCACGCGGACGATCTCACCGAACTTTCTTTTAACGTGGAGCAGATCGTCGAATTTATGGACGTGGTACACCACCCGTTCAAACCAATTAAGCGGGAAGTCTTGCACTTCCGGGCTATCCGGGAGATAGCTCGTGTGCATTTCCAACTTGACGTTTCGCCGCTCTGCCGTGTGGAAAAGACCCTCGTAGAATGACCAATGATCTTTCCAATGGAACAGCGGATCGCCACCACCGGACACCGAAACCCACTCCGGCCTTTCCTTGCAGAGCACCTTGTTGAGCGGTTCCTGTGTGCTGAAATTGTCTGTTTCGCTCATTTTCAGCCCATTGTTTCTTACGATGCACTCCGGGCAGGTGTAATGACAGCCAAAGTTCGTAATGATGCTGACATACTTTCCGGGGTTTGCGTTGACGCAGCGCATCGGCGTAATTGCTTTTTCACTTTTCATCTTGTTCACCTATTTCATTGCCCCATGCGTCCCATCCGGGCGACCGCTGGCGGGCAAAAAGTTCTATCCTCGGCACGTCACCCAGCAGCTCCACAATCCGCCGCCTTGTTTCTTCCGGCTTCTTGCTATGTTCCTCTACCGGGGACTCTATAACTTGATGTACTGCATGGCTCTTGATCTGCGCCGCTGGTTTGAATCCGGGCGTTACCCCCAGCAGACAAATCTCGGCGTTCGCTCGTGTATACGCTCCCATGCCCCAAAAGTTTGTGTTGCTCTTCCGGTTCTTCTTGATCCACACAAAGGCACAGGTCTTATACTCGAACCCCCATGCTTCCATGACGCGCAGGGCATCGGCTATCTGTGGGAATGTCGCCCACATGAAGCACACCGACCCCCCCCCGCAAGGTTTTTAACCGGCAGGGCGCATATATCATCCGTCGTCATGGTGTTATAATGCTGCGCGGCATTGCCCCGGCTCTTTGGGCCGGTTCCACACTGGCGATATGACCACGGAGGATCAGCATAGATCGCGGTGTATTTTTTATCTGGCAAATTCATTTGTTTTTCCTCTGGTAGCAGGTGGCACTCCGCAGGATGCAGGTCGTGTCCGCGATCACTGCTTTGTCGTCCCAGTATTCATCTGCTCCAACTTTGCGGGAATCGCTGCCCCACGCTTCGATCCACTCCGGCAAGCTCTGATTCACGGTATCAAAGTTCAGGCCCCACTCTTTGCAGGCTGCAATAGCCGCGTCCAGTTCCTTGCCCGCCCTGCAAGTCCACAGGATCAGACCAGCACCCTCCGCTTGTTCTTTCTTGGCTTCCTCGATAACGTGCCAGTTTGGTTTCCCGATCTCCGGGTATTTGCTCTGACAAATGCACCCGTCAAAATCAATGGCTATCGCCCTGCGCATTACGTCCACCCTTTCTTTTTCTGTTCAGTTCAGCAAGGTACTGTTTCCGAACATGGATTGCGATGTGCTGCGGCAAGTAATTGCGGTAAATCTGCGCACAGCCCTGAAACTTGTAGGCGTTGTGCGCAATGAGCATAATCTTGATCTTGAACATTTCGGCTCGCCCGATCACGCCCGCGCGATATGCCCTTTCCATTGTTGCTGCAATAGTTTCTTCTTTTGTCATTCCGCTCACCCTCCAAGTTTCGGGTCGGGGCATTCCCATTTGTAGTCCTTAAATTGAATCAGTCGATATGTTGCGATTTCGCCCTCTACGATCTCGATTTCCTTGTTGAACTCCATGCCCATTTCGTAGCCATACACTCTAAAATCCAAGTTGTACTTTTTGGACATTTCAATATAGGGCTGCTCTTCGATATTCCATGCAGCTTTCATGTTCACAACGAGGATCGACTTCTTGCCCTCTTCGCATAAGTCCACATACTCGCCTTTTTCTACGAAGTTTCTTCTCGTCCCCTCGATATGAGCACTCTTGTCTACATACAGGTACATTTCTTCGCTGTCGGGGTCGCGCTCAAATCTGACAGCACCCTTTACAAGCTCCGTGTGTGCGCCGTCGCCCAGCCAGTTCGTAGTGTAGCAATGCAGACATTCCTCCACCCACCGCTTAATGTCTTCCGGCTTTCCGCGGATTTTCAGTTTTCCCTCTACCCAGTTCGGCATGATTCATTCTCCTTTCAAAATCCACACCTGATGCTCACCGTACCCGCTCCACGCCAGCGCGTTCTCATGGGTATCAACTGCAACATCAATGTGCGTTCCCTGCACTCCCGCGCCCTTGTCCTGCACAATGCGGATTCCTACACCCTCAATGTACAAAACCGTGCCATACGGAAAGATCGTCTGATCCGCCGCCACGGTTACGCCCGCCTGTATCGGCTGGCCGCTGGCTGTGATTCCGTGACCCTCTCCGCAGATATGCGGGTATTGCTCGGTGCAGTAAGCCGTGCAGAAAAACACTCCTGCATCTTCCAGCTCAACTTTCCCATCGGCCAGAGCATCAAGGCGAAGCTGCATAGAATCTATAACCTCTTCGTCCTCTACTGCCCGGTCGATCCAGTGCTGCGCCCGGCTTGCGTAAATGTCCCGCTGCGTTTCAAGGTCCGCGATCCGGCTTTTCAGCACCCCGACCTTTGCGCAGTTGATGATTTCAGCGGCGCAGATCAGAGCCAGAATTGCTTTTTCTCTTCTCGTCACTGTTCCACCTCTTTGGATTTGACCACCAGCCACCACAGCGCGGCGTGAAGCGCATACTTCGGGCAAGCCTGAACTGTTGCCATGCCTGCCACGATCGGAATTGCTTCTTCGATTTCCTCTTTCTTCGGCATCGACGCAAGATCAAACCTTGCCCGTGCCACCTTTTCCAGAACCCTGATTGCATCAACGTACAGCACGTTCTTGACCTCCTATTTGATTTTTTCTATCCTTGTCACGGTAATCTTTTCATACTCGCGACGGTGGAACTTTTGGATTTTGCGGCGGGCGTTGTACTCCGCTTCGCTCTCGCCCCAGCCGTTGACGCGGATTGTATGTACATCCGTTTCGTCAGCGGTACAGCAGACGACAACCACTTTGTATCTCTGCATCGGCTTTCTCCGTTCATATTTCTTGTGCGGATGGTCGGGATCGAACCGGCCTTACAGCTCGGAGGTAATGGGAGAGCTGTTCTTCTCCATTGCGCATCCGCATAATAGATACCCGCCGTCCTGCTGAACTCTAAGAAAGGCAGGGCGGCGGGACGGGCCGATCTACCAAATCAGCCCTACCACCTTTGGCTTGGGTGGATCGGACAAGGCATTTCTGCGCTCATGCCGCGGGCATACCTTTCAACCTCCGTCGTTGTCATGCAGGTATGGCTTGACGCTTCGCGCCTGCCGGTGCAGTCCGGCTTCCATGATTTCAAGTAAAGCAGGTGCGGACGGGGTTCGGCCCCGCTTGCGGTGGTCGGTCGCGCATCCAACCGCCCCGCACCACATATAAAAGCCGCCCCGCTGACGCGGCGCAGGGCGGCTTGTTTACCTCGAAAGATGTTTTGTATCAGCAGCACCCTTGTTGGTTTTCTCGTAATGCTCACAGTTCAGGTTGTACCCATCACACGGCGCACACTTCGCAACCGTGATTCTGAACGTGTGGCGACACTGTTCGCTCTTGCGAACTTCCTTTACGGTGGGGCTTCTAATATGTACTTTCATGTTCTTACTGCTTCCCGAAGATACCTTTAAGAATTTCTTTCAGCGCACCCTCGTCCCGGACAGCGTTGAAACCGCTGCTCATATCGAACGCACCGTTGCGGTTCCCGAACTCCGCCTTGCGCCGCTGCGCCATAATGCGAATGGTTCCCACGATTGCCCTCTCCATCGCATCTACCGCTTCTGCGTCGTTAAGGCTTTTGAAAATGCCGTCAGCACCTTGCGCCACCAGAAAGCCCAGCTTGTACGGACTACCTTTCGCCTTTACCAGCGAGCATCCTTTTCCCTCGTCCACCACCGACAATTCAGCCGGTTCGTAAAAGCACTTTTCCATGTCGTTCATAACTTTGTCCTTTCTTTGCTTGATGAATATTCGGAAGTGGCGGCGCATCCCAGAGTCAGCACTGGGCGGCGGGGCGGTGTAAATTCCCCGCTTGCACTGGCTGCGCCATAGAAAGGAGCGGTGTCGTACAGCGCAATGCTTCCGCTCCTGCCCGTGCGGGTCGCCCTGCCGTGTTCTTTTCATCCCCAGCAGGTAAGATGCCGGTCTTGCGGAAACCGGCTGACCGGTGCGCTCCCTAAGTGCCCGGTCATGTGGCAGGCGTGTTTCGGTACGCCCAGACCGTTTTTATTTGAACCAGCTCTTTGCGTTGTCCCAGTTCTGAACAGCAAATGCAACGAGCCACAATGCCGTTGGAATTTTCCAATCAAATACCCACCCTGCAAAACAGCAGATCAGGTAAACCGGAGTGGCGAACGAAGCCCACGATAGGCCCAACGCAAACCCCATGATAAAGCACTCTACAAAATAGATCAGCATTTTCTCTCCCGGCTTTTGGCTGCGCTACCGCGCAGCCCATCAGCTTTTCAGCGTTCAGCTTTCTGCTTCTTCTTGAAGAAAGCGGAACGGCCCCCGTAGTCCGCCCACGAACCAGAGCGCGGACTGCTGAGGTTCAAGTAGAACACACCGGCACCCTCGCCACTGACCCAGCCGCCGCCGCGGACCGGAATGTATTCGCCCTCAGTTGCATCAATGTAGCAGTAGGCTTCTTCCTCCCCGGCGAACAGCGCATACTCTTTGAGCATTTCGCTCTTGCATTCCGTCTTGACCTTGCCCCACTCAGAGCTGCCCACGCCGCCCGCTTCATCGTTGTCAGTGGTAAACACGATCTCGCTGCCGGATGCGGAAACATACACTGGTGCGCCCTTATCGTCCGTCAGCAGCTTCCAGTCGTCGCCGCACTGGGTCAGGTCGGTTTCGGGGAGTGCTGCATCGTTATTCGCGGCCACCATCAGCACACCGTTTTTAATCCGCAGACCGGCCAGCACTTCCCAGATATTGCCGCACAGATCGTGGACACCGGTTTTGGTGTGATCGTGCGTCCACGTTTCCGGGCCAGTTCCGGTGAGCGTCCGATTGCTGTTCGGTGCTTTCTGGCCGTGCTCCTTATGGTCGCCATGCCATGCGCCGTAGTCGGTGTTCCCGTGCGGCAGAGTCCCCAGTTTCAGACTAAGGTTTGCAAGGAAGCCCCACTCTGCTGCCGTCATTGGATGCCAGCCCTCGCCCTTGCTGAAACAGGCTTTGGAGAAGTCGTCCAGCGTGATGTTTCCCGCCGGTTTCTGAAACGGCAGGCTGTACGGCTTTCCGTTAATCATCACATTGGGGTACACGGAAATATAGATTTCGTCGTATACCTCGCCGCCGATGATGAACGCCGGGTGCGGCTTGTCGCTGCCACCGAACAACTCTTTATTGCTCATGCGGCGGAATCGGTGCATGATGGACGGAATGCCCGCATCGTCATAGATTGCCACCACGTCCCAGTCTGCGCCGGGTGCAACTTCTTTCGGCGTGGTCAGCGGCTTCATATCTCCCGTGTTCAGTTCTTCCGGGTCACGGCAACCGTCCTCGAAAACGGAGGGAGGAAGAGCCGGGAAGTAAAATCCGGGTGCGGCATACTTGTCCGCCATGTCAAGGAATCTGCCGGACAGCTCCCGCACCATGTCGTCGCTTCCCTCTGCCCTCATACTCAGGCTCATGTAGTCAAGTTTCACTTTCGCCATGTTCGTTCTCCTTTGCTGCTTTCATCTGTTCACGCCGTTTCTGGCGTTCCTCAAACTTGCGGCGTTCCTCTTCTTCCTCTTTGCGGCGGCGTTCGGTTTCTTCGTACCGCCACCGGCCATAGGATTTACCCGCTGCATCCGCCTGTCGAACATCCAGCATCAGCCGATCCGGGGTAATGCGAGTTTTGCGTTGCGCACGTTCCGCCGGGGTGGTCTGGCTCTTTGCATTGCAGATCGGACACAGTTTGATGAACGGTGACTCTGCAATGAATGTTTCCTTACAGGCCGTGCAGGTCTTAAACATCGGCATTTGCGGTGTCCTCCTGCTTCTTATGATGGATGCTGCGGCGGGCATCGCAGATTCTTTTCTGTGCCAGCTCTGCGCTGTACTCACAGTTCCCGTTTTTGTCCACCCGCCCGGTGTCCCCGCGGCGAAGCTCGTTATAAATAGTGGAGCGGTGAACCCTCAGAGTTTCCGCGATGCTCTCCACGCTGATCCTATCGAGGTAATATTTTTCCAGCTCCCGACGATCCTCAATCGTCAAATGTCTGCCGCCCAAAGCTCTCTCAGCCCCCTTGTTTCCTAAAAATGCGCAAAAAAAATAAACCCGGAAGAAACCGTGTCGATTTCTTTCGAGTTTATTTTAACTATTCAGCGACTTTGTCTTGCATTCCGGGCCGAAAAATGATATCATCTAAAATGATATGTTGTGCGCTTTATACCCATCCTGTTTCCGGGCGTTCCGGGGAGGCATCCCGCGCTGCAAACTCTCTGTTGTTTTAGGAGGACATTTATGACTGAAAACCAGATTCCGTATGAGCAGGAAGAGGAAATCAACCTCGTTTCCCTGCTGTTCACGGTCCTGCACAAATACCGGCAGATGGCGGCCGCAGCCCTGGTCTGCGCCGTACTGTTTGCAGGCGTGGCTGTTGTGAAGAACATCTCGTGGAACGCCGCCGTCCAGAAGGCGGCAGAAGAGGGCGAGACCGCACCCCGCACTTCGGCCCAGCAGACGTATGAAGAGGACATGGTCGAGTACCGCGAAGCACAGAACAAGCGCGATACCGACGTGCAGAGCTACAACCAGCAGCTGCGCGACAACGAGCGTTCGCAGCAGACGGTCCAGTTCAACATCGACAACGCCGAAGAGTACATGGAAAAGTCCGTCCTGAACAGCATCGATCCTTACAATGTCTACAACGCCAGAGCGGATCTGTACGTCACCACCGATTATAAGATCATGCCCGGCATGGACTACCAGAACCCCGACTACACCAGCTCGGTCCTGAGTGCATACACCTCCCTGCTGACCAACCACGAGGCTATTTCTGCCATTGCAGAGCAGTTCAACATGGAAGAGCGGTACATGCGGGAGCTGGTCAGTGTCTGGGGCGACAACTCCACCCGCCTGCTCTCCATCAGCATCAACGCAGCATCCGAGGAAGATGCTACCGCCATTCTGGACGCTGTCATCGCCCGGATGAACGGCCTGTACGAGACGATTGAGTCCACCGTGGGGCACCACAGCATCACCCTGCTGTCCCGCACCAGCAGCGTCACCGTGTCCACCGACCTGCGCGACCAGCAGCAGAACACCCGCGACAACCTGACCAGCCTGCAGAACCAGATGACCGATCTGCAGGCGCAGCACGACCTGCTGGAGCAGAACATCCAGAAGGCCGATCAGGACCTGGCTGCCCTCAAAGTGCCGGAAGAGCCGGGCGACGGCAGCTCCTCTCTTGTGAAGTTTGCCGTGATCGGCTTCGTCCTCGGCGTGGTCCTGGTGGCTGGCGCTGCGGTCGGCAAGTTCCTGACCGCCGGCCTCGTGTACTCTGCGAAAGACCTCAAGTCCACCTGCAATCTGCCCATCCTCGGTACGCTGGCCGGTGCCGCTGCCCGGAAGGCAGTCAAGCTGGACGCCAAACTCAACAAGCTGGAGGGCCGCCCCGATGGCAGCCGCGACGACGAGACGGTGCGCCTGATCGCCGCCACCATTGCCAGCCGTGCCCCCAAGGCTGATCGCATCCTCGTCACCGGCGATCTGCCTGCAGAGCAGCTGTCTGCCCTGACCGCCCAGCTGCAGGCTGCCGACACC